GGAAAGCCGTTCTTTGTTTCGGTCATCAAGATGAAAATCTCGCCGTCAACGTCAATCGCGCTTGACCATGTGAAAAGGTTGGTCTTGAAATCGTGCATCCCTCCCCGGGTGTCGCCGATAGGATAAAAGGTTTCATTCAGCCATTGCGTCGCAACAAGCCCAAACTCCGTGTCTTGTCCTTTGAACTCCGGCATGAAGGCGCGGCCGACGGAATACATTGAACGCTGATTGATCGCGTTTTTTATCGGTCCGAAGTTAATATAGATGCGGCGAGCTTGGCTCTGTAAATTGACACGATCCGCTTCTGGGATTAAGTCAGAAATGTCTTTTTTCTCAATCGGCTCCCACGGTCTATGATTGCCGCTCAAATACTGAGAATTGGCTGCCGCCCTGGCTGCCTTGTATTGGATTGAGTTGCCGTATTGATCGAGGATTGCCATTAACTAGCCCAGCGTGTCAAAACCTGCCATAAGTGCGGGTAGTATATAGGACCAGTCCAAGGTCAATGTAGCTGATGGCTTTGCTCATCGCTTCCATAGTTTCAGGCACCGACAAGCCAGCTTGCTTGCCCATGCTGACGCCGTTCTTCGTTGCGCTTGTAACTTTGTCCAATCCGCCTTCGGAAATACTAGCGATCATCAATTCGTTGTATCTTTTGCGCAGCAAGTTCGCAAATTGAACATTCTTCAATCCTTGATTGCCCCAAAGTTTCGACACGCTATCAACTCCCATAGTTTACGCCGTCTTGTCAAAGATCAAATCCTTGGATTAGTTGAAGATTCATTGCCAAGACAATCTGCATCGCCTCGCAGTCCCAAGCATGGTTGTTCTGGCGGGTCTTGACCCAGCGATATTCGACCTGCTTGGTTTTGCTGTTTGTAACTTCTCGCTTCGTCTCTGCGTCGATCTGCTTGATGTATTCCGGCGAGACGTCATCTGGCAGAAGCCAAGATCCTGACTTTCCGGTTCGGTGCGCGTAGAGAATGTCTTTGATTCGATCACTCGACCAATGCGCAAAACGGCATGTTGTGCCGTTCGATGCGCTCGCGGTTGAGAATCTCTGATAGGGTCGCAGCTTGGTTTTGCCGTCCTTTGATGCCCATGGGAAACTGTCACGCGCCGATCCTTTGAACGCGGTCCAGTTGCGCTTGGCACAGATCGAGTAGACCATATCGCTGGCGAATCCTGAGTCCATCACGATCATAGTCGGTGCAATCCCGTATCGCTTCGCCAGCTCATCGGCTTGGTCGATTGTCTCAATCCGACCGAAAAATAGTTTCATGCTTTCGCCATTCGGTTTCCATGCCCGAATGACGACCCAGAAGTGGTCAGACTGAACGTCGATCGTCATGAAGCGGAATCTGATCCCGTTCACGACTCCCTCCTCGTCGGTCAGTTTGCCGTCGGCATATTCACTCATCAGGTAGCCGCCGCCGACAAGTTCCTGCCGGTTGTCGGTAATGTCCTCTTGCCAAGGCTCGGCGAGTCGCTTCTGGATGAACTGACGCAGCGGATCGGTGTTGCCCTGCCTCAAGGCTTCCTTTGCGTCCAGCCATAGAAGCACGATCTCCCAAAGCGGCTTCCGCCAGTTGCATAGGACATTGTAGTGGAATCCGATCGAGCCGGGCAGCGCGGTATCGGCCGCGGTCGGGACGTAGTAAGCAGACTCAGCCAGCCGCCGTCTCTGCTGCGTCGAGTCCTCGATCCTGAAATCGCAGTCCTCATTCTGGCAGGCGATGTATGCAGCCTTCGCTCGGTCGATGTTCGCCTGAGTCTCATCATCGAATCCTTTGACGTTGCACCATTGCCACGGCTGCACGGTGCCGCAGTCAGGACAAGTGAAACAAAACTCTCGCTTGTCGGTCTGCTCCCATGCCTTGTCGAGATCGTCTCCGGTCACGCCGGCTTGAGACAAGACAAAAAACTGCCGGTTCCACCTGTCATGCAATCGACCTCGCGCCTCGTTCAACATCCCCGGCCGATACTGCCATGCCTCATCGCAAAATACTCGGCGCATGGATTTCGACTGAAGTCCTGAAAGGTTCGCGCCGGTCAGGAACAAACTCATCGACGGAAACAAGATTTCCATCTTCCGCTTTTTGTGCCGGTCGCGTGGTAGCAATGCCGCTGTCTCCGGCGTGTTATGGATCGCATAATCCATCCGCGTCTCCGCCCAATCTTTCAAATCATCATCGGTTTGCCCGACGAGTAGAGTCGGACCGGGATCCTCGGCGATGATGTAACATAGCCCTGCCTCCATGAATGTCGTCTTGCCGGTTCCGATCGGAGCCAAGAACACGGCTTCCTTGATCTCAGGATCTCCAAGAACTTCCAACGGCTCCCGCTGCCAAGGCGCGTTGTTAACGTGGAAACGCGGAGTCAATCCGTCCATTATAGCCACGCGATCACTTGCCCATTCGCTGGGAGTTAGCGAAGATGGCGGTCGGAAGTTCCGGAAGAATGCCCGTTTAACCCTGCGGACTTTCTCTTGATGCAGGTGATTTGAGCTGTTGTCCTTCGTCATAAATTGTTTGGATCACGATTGCGGTTTTCTCGCTGATTAGCCGCTTCATGCCGGCGGCATCGAGTCCTTCGAGCATAGGCGGCAGATCAGCTTCAAGTCGCTTGATCGAGTTGCGGACGACGGCGGCGATGCCGTCCATGCCGTCCTCGATCTGCATCATCGAGCAATAGCGTTCTTGCTCGACCTCTAGCGCGTAGCCAGCTCGGAGCGCATCGATCTGAACTTTTAAAGTGCGTGCGTCGTTGTAAGTCCTCGCGGCTTTGACCTGCCGCTCTAACTCCTCAAGCTCCTGCGCGTCTCCAGTCACTCCGCTGCGCTCCATGTGGCTCGCGCCCTCGGTCTTGGATTTTTGCAGGAACTCGATGTAGCCGCGCACGCTGCGCCAAAGGTCAAACTGGTTGCGCTCGGTCTTGAAGATGATCCCGTCTTTAGCAAGCTGCCCGATCCGTGCTGAGGTCAGGTTGAACAACCGGCAGAGCTGGGTAGTGTCCGCCTGCGCGACTTTGGGCGCGGCAGGTGCCGGTGCGGTCTTCACGTCCTTCTTCGCTGGTGACTTCTTCGCGCTCATGGTTTCTTGGGTTGCAGCCATTGATCAATTACGGCTCGCGCCACGACCTCGGTCATCTTCGGCGGCACGCTCATTCCGATCATGTATTTGCCGATCTTGTCGGTCTTTGCCTCATAGTCGTCGGGGAAGCTGCCGAGTCGTTTCCACTCGCGGAAGGTTAGTTTCCTCGGATTCGCGTAGTGCTTAAAATTATCGGTTGTTGCGGTTAAGGTCGGAGATGGTTCCTTGTCGCTAAGTTTTTGGTGCGAGAATGCGTTGTTTCTGCCTTCTACTCGCTTGTAATAGTCTGCATAACATCCTCCCTTTTCTGTGTGCTGCCACGCTTTATCAACTCCGGTCATAGTTGTGTCTTTAATTTCAGCCTCCGTCAGCACCTGCAAATCCTCGGTCGACTCCCCTGCTGAAATCCACCGATGCTTCGGCGCGAGTTTCAGCGGTGCGGCCTTGATGTCGTCACGGATTGCCACGAAGAACACGCGCTCCCTCCGCTGTGGGACTCCGCAATCCGCGCCGTTCAAAAGGAAAAGCTGTGGACGGTATCCGATCTCTTTAAACCGCGCCATGACCATCTTCGTGTATCCTTTCGCGTTGCCGAGGATCATCCCTTTAACGTTCTCGGCGATGGCAACTTTCGGTTTCAACCGTTCCACGAGGTCGAGGTAGTCGAAGAATAGATCCGAAAGAACCTGCTTCGCTTGTCCCTCCCGGAAGTGCTTGTCCTTGCCCCATGCTTTTTCCCTGCTTCCTGCCATGCTGAACGTGGAGCACGGCGGCGATCCGTCGAGGATGTCGAGCTTGAATAATTCGGGCGGAAGATCGGCAGTTAGCAAGTCGCGGATCGGGCAAAGGAAGTAGTTTGGCGGGTTAAGGTTGCGCTTGTAATGCCACGCCATCTCCGGGTCAATGTCATTAGCCGCTACGATTGAGCATCCCGCCCGCTTGTAGCCCATTGAGCTGCCGCCGCCGCAGGCAAAGGTGGACATGACCTTGATGCCGTTTTGCGGAACGGCTTTCAGATCGGCTAGCATCCATGCACAATCCGGTTTCTTCATGGCTTCTTAGGGTCAAATTCAAAGCCGCACTTCGGACAGGCACAGCCCATCTCCATTGCGTCAACGTCAATCTCGCCGCCAGATGACTCCGGTGCTTCATCGTTTCTTTCTGGTGGGTTGAGAAACTGCTCGATTGCGAAGTTGTCGAAGCCGAGAACGTCGAGGTCAAAGTCGGCCTCCCGCAAGTCTGCCAGCTCCAGCCCCAACATCTCCTCATCCCACCCGGCGTTCAACGCGAGTTTGTTGTCAGCGATGATGTAGGCGCGCTTCTGGGTGTCGGTCAGGTGAGCCAGGCGGATGCAAGGCACCTTGTCCAGCCCGAGCTTCTGCGCAGCCATCACCCGGCCATGCCCGGCGATGATGCTGTTCTCGGCGTCGATCAGGATCGGGTTGGTGAATCCAAACTCGCGGATCGACCCGGCGATCTGAGCGACTTGAGCTTCGGAGTGTGTCCTCGTGTTCCGTGCGTAGGGGATGAGGTCGGCGGTTTGTATCTGTTCAATCTTCATAGGTAAGTAAAACGGTTGAGAGTGGAGCGCCGGGGTCGGTAGTGAACCGCCCTTTCCAGCTTGGAAAGCTGGCGTGTCCGAAGTGTCACTTCCGGCGCGTTTAGGTTTACCGAGATACATGCCTGCACCTCGACGTTGAATTTCAATAAAGGGCAAAATCGGGACGGTCAAGCGAGAACGTGCGGATGGGTTGAGGAAATAGATGTAGCGAAGCATGTGGCCAGATAGTTTTTCCCATGTTGAAATCTCTGATGCGAATCCTTTATGATAAGCGGCCATTGTCGCCATTGTTTCTCCATTGCGTGGATTTACCACTAGCTCTGTATTTTTTTTGATCCCTATCAAGTCAAACCCGCTTGCCCGATAAATTGTCCCATCTCCGCATTGCGTGCCGTCCGCGAAACTAACGATCCATTCGATGTGGGGGTAAGACTTTCGGATCAGTCGCATGGCCACGGCGATTGCTCGGCTTTCCGAGTTGCGGGGCAGCCAGTCGGCGAAGGCCATGCGATTGAGTTCGATAAACCCATTCCATCCAGTGCCACTCACAAGCGGACGGATTAAGTCCTTGCGCATAGATGGCCCAAACTGCATTGCCCCGCCGCATTTCCCGTCAAGGAACACGCCAAAATGCAGCTGTGAGTTCGGGACGACTTTACCGGAGTAGTGGCACGACTTAACGATTCGCGCCGCGTCCTTCGAGCTTATCGGCTTTACGATGATTGATTTCGCGCTCATGTGAAAAAAAGATGGAATAGGTTTCGCGCATTTGGTTTTTTCCGGCGTGGACACAAAGCTGGCAAAACTTTTAGATTTGATAGAATTGGGCGATTGGCCTGCGGCAATACGTTTTGCTGCAAAGTTTCCGAGATTAGGCGATCATCGTGACGATTTGCTGAGGGCAAAGGATGCACTGCAAAATCCTGATTTTTATCGCCAGATAAAGCGCGATCCTGATGCGCTTGTGCAATCCGGCATTGATGCGCTAAAATCAAAGTATCTGCGCTCATAAAATGGCGGAGTTGTCTGGTATTGAATCAGAAACCTTTGCAGGTTTAAGCCCCGTGCTCACAACTCCGTTTACGGGATGCCACTTTTGGTCGAGGCGGTAAATAGCCGGGTTTTTGGGAAATGGCAAGGTTTGTTTTTTTAATCGTTGGCGAAGGCCTCTATTGATCGGGTAAATGTAGAGGTGCCGTCTTGCCTTGACTATCTTGCCATCTCCAAAAAGATACTCGCCGATAGATTGCTGCCCCTGCTTTAAAATTTCTTTGGGCACTCGGCCAAACCTCATCGCGCTTACCAGATTCTTGTATTCGCCGCGCGCTGTTTCGTAAAAATCATTGCACGGATCACATCCGAAATAAAGCCAGCCGGAAGCCTGAAAGATGAATCCTACATCATCCTTGCACCCGCCGCTATGGGTCAAAACGAGCCAAATTCCAGACCGCTTAAAAATCCGCATCACGCGAGCCATCATCCAAGATTCGGTATTGTGTCCCATCTCGTCGCTGATCCATGTCCGTTGCAACTCGATGTATTGGTTCCTCTCAATTTTCCGGCACCACTTTGCCACTTTTCTTTCTGTCGTTGGTGCGTATCCAGCGACCATAACTCCAACGCACTTGGATTTCTTGAATAACCCAAAAGCTACTTTTGCCCCTTGCGGCCATGTGCCCATGTAATGCTTTGCCACTGTGATCTTGCGTGCGTCTTTTAATCCGATTGGACAGACGCGACAATCCGTAAGGTCTGGATTTGATTTCGTGTTAATCATGGATTGGCTCGGTTGAATGATTGGCAGATAAACGCCAGCGCGTTGCCGTTGCTGTTTTCGTTCACTGCGGATTCCCCGTGCCCCATGCTCTTTGCCTTGGCGATGGCCGCTTGCACATCCTCGGCTTGATCATCGTGAATGGTAAATGTCATTTGCTGGAACGGCTGCTTGTCGCCATCGGCCAGCGTCGGCATTTCTGATTCCTCAATGTCGAATGCGCCAAGATCGTTTTCACTGAACCCAAGCAAACCAAGATCAAAATCCAACTCCCGCAGATCGGTTAGCTCCAGCCCCAACATCTCCTCATCCCACCCGGCGTTCAAAGCGAGCTTGTTGTCGGCGATGATGTAGGCGCGGCGTTGCGTGTCGGTCAGGTGGCCGAGGCGGATGCACGGCACCTTCGCCAGCCCGAGCTTCTGCGCGGCCATGACTCGGCCATGCCCAGCGATGATCCCGTTCTCGTTGTCGATCAGGATCGGGTTGGTGAAGCCGAACTCGCGGA